CGTCCTTGACGGAGCCGCCGCCCGCATCGGGCTTGACCCCACACAGACAATCGCCGCGTCCACCGCGAGCGCCCTCACTGAATACATCAACACTCGCATCCGCTTTGCTTGGGAGGCTTACAAATGGCCCGAACTGAGCACCGTGGAGCGCCGCCGGTTTCGTGAAAGTTTCAGCGCAACCGAAGTTTACCCAATTGGCTCTGAAATCTATTTCGAGAACAACTACTGGCGCAAAGTATTAACAACTGAGGCCGGTGTCGGGCCAGACACCACTTTCAGTTTCACGCTGCATGACAAGACCAAGACCTACGCTGACAACGCAATCGTCCTAAAAGACAAAATCTATTACGAAGCCAAAAAAGCCGTCATTGTAAATATCGAGGTTACTAACACAGCGTATTGGGAGCCTTACAATCGGGCTCTCGGCGCAGAGGCTTGGCAAATAGCGACAGATCCCGACGATTCCACTTATCCCGTCTGGAGTGCAGCGACCGCTTACAAGCAAAGCGCACAAGTCCTACATAACGGCAAATTCTACTTTGCAAGAAGCAACATGGTTGCTGGCGTCGTCCCTGGCGCAACCGGCTCAAACAATTTCTGGGTGCTAATCAAAGTTTACTCGGACTTTATCCGGTCCGTCAACTTTGAGCAGCAATTCACGCTCACCAGTTCCTCTACCCCGGCGACGCCAATCGGCGAAGTCATCCATGTCTATGCCCAGGACCCCCGCATTGCCCGCTACGCGGAGCGCGTGAATTTCTGGGTCACCGACGCTGGCATCATTTGCGGCTCGACGCAGTTCACCAACCTCACACCCGACGAGGTTTACATCGAGTTCACGAAGCGCCCGAACCTCTACAACACCAATTCCGGCGACGCCGACTTCCCACGCGTTCTCAGCGAGTATGTCAAATTCTCCGCCGCCGCCGACGCGCTGCGCGAAGATGGTCAGTTTGACAAAGCCGCCTACATGGACGGTCTCGCCGCCGACGCCCTCCAAAAAGAGATCGACATCATCGAACTCAAGCAGGGCCAAACTCGCCTGCAAGGCAACCGGCGCGACCTGTTCCCCAGCACGCCTATGCAACGCGCCTCGTCCAGCCCCATCGCTAGTGTTCTCGACAGAGCCCCCCGTCAGTAACCGATGAAAACAATCCGCCTCCAGCAACTCATCGACAGCATCGTGGCACGGGCGGGGATCGACCCCGCCCTGCCCGAAGCCGCTTCGAAAGTGCATGGCCGCCTCTCCAGCGGCCAGGCCATGCTGGTTGCGGATTACATCTCCTCGGCTCTTGATACAGCTTGGACATTTTTCGATTGGCCCGAAATCTACCTTGTCGAATCCCGCACCCCGCTCGGCGCGGGATTCGTCGAAGGCGGTTACACCTACGAGGCCGATTATGTCGGCACCATCTCCTACATTGGCCGCGCCATCGAAGGCTCCGCGCCAGACCAGCCCCTTTGGCGTATCAAGCGAATCACGACCACGGAAAGTGGTGATCTTCTCAATATCGATACCGCCAACGATGTCGCATGGACCCAGCGCCTCGATGTCTCCTATTTCGAAGATAGTGAGAACGACCCCGCCTCCGAGATTCCCTACATCTACCTGGCCAATGCCGGAGCCACTCCTATTGGCGAAATCACCGCCGTCTGGTCTTCCGACCCCTCCGGCCTCGCCAACAAGCTCCGCTACACCCTCACCGCCGACCGCATCCTCATCACCGATACCGCCTACTCATCCGGCCCCGTCTTTGTCGAATTTGCCCTGCCGCAGCCGGAATTTGCGTTGTCGGACTATGACAGCAACCGCATTTATCAACCAGGCACACTTGTTTATTCTGCCGAAAAAGGCGACTGCTACAAAGCCCTCATCGCGTCCCAAGGCGAGCCCCCCGGCACCTCAGCCTGGCAAAAGCAAACCATCCCCGCGTTCCTTGCTGACTATGTGAAAGAAAAAGTCATCGGCGAGCTTTTGCTTGCCGCCGACAAGCCCGACCGCGCCGCTTACCAATTCACACGCGCCGAAGGCGTGCTGCTCCGCAAAATGGACGACGCCTGGCTCCGCAAAGGCGAAGTCCGCCGCTGGTCCGCTTCCTTCCAATAACCCCCTATTGACACCCCTACCGATAATTAAATTACCGATATGAGCAACCCCACCGTCCAGATCGCCGCCCGCAGTTCCGCAGGCATCGTGCAGCCCGTCCAAGCCACATCAGATGGGGCTCTGCGAGTTACCACCGGATTTCCAGTCCCTCTTTACGACAAGTTTGAAGTCTTCAAAGTCGGTGCCACGAACAACACCGATTACACCGAATACAGCTTTGGCGGAACCGCAGTCGCCCGCATCCGCATGACCTATTTCGGCGGCGTTCCCGCGACCGACAACGCCCAACTCAAAACCTCCTTCGTTCAGTATCCCCCCTTCGCGTAACCATGTCGCAAGTTTCGTTCGATCCCCTCACCGGAAACATGATCAGCACGACCGCCCAGGTCGCGCAGCTCGACTCCTCGGGCCAAATCTCCGGCACGATGATCCCCGACGATTTCGACGATGTGCAGCGGTTCCCGACCCTAGCCGACTTCCCGCAAGTAGGCGTCGTCGCCCGCATCTATTTTTCCGCAGACAACAATGTCCCGCACCGTTGGGACCCCGACACACTTTCCTATCTACCCATCGTCGCCGACTCCGACGGCGGTGAGTTTTAGGATTAACCCCGCAGTAACAACCCCCAATACCCCCTAATAACATTATGGCAAATATCAGAATCAAACGCCGCTTGACCGGCGCAGCAGGAGCCCCCGTTCTTCTTTCGGGTGAGCCGGCGTATAACAAAGTTGACGGCATCCTCTACATCGGCGACGGCGACCAGAGCGTGCCAGTTGGCGGAAGCCACTTCGCGACAGCAGCCGCTCTCTCGACCGAGACCAGCAATCGCACCTCGGCGATCTCCGCAGAGGCTTCCCGCGCCACCGCAGCGGAAGCCGCCCTCGGAACCCGCATCGACAATGTGTTGAGCAATGTTGACGGAGCCGCCCTCGACAGCCTCACCGAAGTTGTCACAGCCTTCCAGGCCGCTGACTCCAACCTCAACGGAGCCATCACCTCCCTCGCCAGCTCGGCCACCAGCGCCCTCAACTCCGCCGTAGCGACTCTCGAAGCCGCCGACAGCGCCCTCGACGGACGCCTCGACACCGCAGAGAGCGACATCGACGCCCTTGAGAGCCGCGCCACCAGCATCGAAGGTGCCGCCTCGACCCTCGCGGGCCGCGTCACCACAGCCGAAGGCGACATCGACGCCCTTGAGAGCCGTGCAGGCACCATCGAGAGCGCCGCAACGACCCTCGCCGGTCGTGTCACCACAGCCGAGTCGGACATCAACGCCATCGAGTCCGCAGCGACCACGCTGGCTGGCCGTGTGACGACCAACGAAGGCGACATCGACGCCCTCGAGTCCCGCGCAGGCACCATCGAATCCGCAGCCACAGCTCTCACCTCCCGCGTTAGCGCGTTGGAGACCGAGATCGACGGCGGCAGCTTCTAGTAGCTCCCTCCCCCCAATAGCGGTGGCGCGGTTCCATCCCGCGCCATCGCTCCACGGGGCCCCTTTCTTAAAACTTAATCCTTAAAACTTAAAACTTCCTCAATGGCCACGGTCATCCAGCTCCTCCGCTCCACGGTTCCCGGCCGAGTGCCCACCGCCGCGCAAGTGGCTCAGGGCTCCCTGGCCCTCAACCTCGCCGACCGGCGTCTTTTCAGCAAAGACCACAACAACGAAGTTTTTAGAATAGCCCGCCCCCGCGACCCCAGCGACTACCAGCTCCTCCACGCTGCGGACGGTAACCACCTCTACCTCGGCCGCCTCGCTTGGGCAGACTTCCCCGCCTCCGGCCCCGCCGAGGACTCCACTGCCTGGACCATCTACAAAATTTCCACCAACTCCGCAGGCGATGTCGTCTCGGAGCAATCCGCAGTCGGGCAGTGGAGCAACAAAGAAAACCTGAGCTATTCATGATTTCGCCCCTCTACGGCCAACTCTCCCCCCTCCGAGTGCCGACCACGGATATAGCCATGCTGGCCGCAAACGCCTATATCGCTGCCGTTGAAGCCGCCGATGGTCAAAGTTTGGAATCTGGCGTGAAATCGGCGTTCACAGATTTCATCGTCGGCTGCCACAACGACGGCATCTGGAGCGCCCTCAAAGCCTCCTGCATTCTCGCTGGCGCACGCACGCTCTCCGGCGCACTCGTCCCACTCGTCGGCACGGCTCCGACCAATGCAAATTTTGTTTCAGGTGACTATAATCGGGAGTTAGGACTAAAAGGTAATCAATCAACTAAATATCTAAACTCAAACCAACCTGAAAACACAGCGTCCGATAGTATAAATTCCTTTCATTTATCTATCAACGCAACCCTTGCTGAAGCATCCTCTAATTTGGCGTATATTGGGGCTTTTGACTCTTCAATAACGCCAAACGCAAGCTCAGCGATTTTGACAAACATCAGATTACAAAACCGTGGAGATGTTTCGTCAACAACCTTTTCACGAACAGCAGGTTTCCACGGCACATCCAGAAACGGAAGCTCAATTAATTTTCGGTCAGCGGGAACAACAGAATCAATTACATCAACACCGAATGCAGAAACATCACTGCCTATTTATGTTTTTGCCCGAAATGCAAATAGCTCGGCTGCGCTGTATTGCGATCCAAGAATATCATTTTATAGTATTGGCGGAACAATCGACCTTAGCCTCCTCGACACCCGCGTCAGCACCCTCATGACCGACCTCGCCGCCGCCATATGACACTCGCCGACCTCATCACCCAGCCCGTGAGCTACGAAACCACGAAAGACCTCGCCCTCGTCTTCTCGCCCGAACTCGCCGCGCAACTCGCCACCGTGCAGAGCGAGCATGGCAACCCGCGCCATGTCGCCAGCCCCGTCGATCTCACGGATGGGCGCAGAATGCTCTGCGCGGATTTACTGACCGAAGTCGGTCCCGGCGGGCTTTACTCCGGCGGATTTGCGCACCTGCCCGCCGAGCTTTTCCCATCCGTGGAAGTCCTCCCAATGTCCGAAGTCCTCCCGCTGCTGCCCCAACCCGAAGAAGAAATCTAACCCAACCCACACCCATGCTCGAACAAGTATCAACCTCCGTAAAGTTCCTCGCCTTCTACACGGCGTCGAAACAAGGCAAAACCGGCCTCACCGTCACCGTTGACATCTACAATCCAAGCGGCACGCAGATTGTGACCGCAGGCAGCGCCACCGCCCTCGGCGGCGGGTTGTATGCCTACACGCTCTCAACCGACAATTCCTCGGAGGGTGAATACGCAGCCATTTTCAAAACCACAGACAGCACGGTTGATTCTCAGCACATCCCGAGCCTCTGGGTTCTCGGCCGCGCCGGAGTCGAAAACCTTGACGCAACAACCAGCTCCCGCCTCGCTTCCTCGGGTTATACCGCACCCGCCAACTCGGACATATCGGCCATCAAGAGCAAAACCGACAACCTCCCAAGCGATCCAGCAGACCAAAGCCTCGTCGAGTCCGCCATCTCCGCCCTCTCGATCCCGAGCGTGGTGCAGATCCGCACCGAGATGGATTCCAACAGCACCAAACTGGCAAACCTCGACGCAACGATCTCGAGCCGTTCAACCCTCACGACCGGCGACCTCCCGAGCGTGCCTAGCGCCGCTTCGGTGGCCTCCGCCGTCCGCACCGAACTCACCGAACTCAGCAATCTTGATGCCAGCGTCTCGAGCCGCCTCGCAGATGCCGACTACACAGCCCCGACCAGCGCCCCGACAGCCGCCGCTGTGGCTTCAGCCGTTCGCGCCGAGCTGACAGAGATTTCCAATCTCGATGCTTCCGTGTCGAGCCGTTTGGCCTCGGCGTCTTACACAGCGCCAGCAAACAGCGACATCTCGGCCATCAAAGCAAAGACAGATCTGCTCGAGACAACCCGTTTGGCGCAGTGCAGCACCGTCGCCACCACCGGAGCCCAACTCGCCGCCGCGCTGAGCTAACAATGGACACCCACCAAGCCACAGCCAGCTTCACCGGCCTCCTCGCCACCGCGACAGGGCTTACCGTTTCCATGCTGCCGGAGCTGGAGGCGTGGCTTCGTATCGCGTCCTTGCTCATCGGCTGTGCCGTCGGCCTCGCTTCCCTCTACGCCATCCTCCGCAACAAAAAGCACCCCCATGAATAAATTCCTCTCGCACCTCAAACAAAAATCCACCTGGGCGGGCATCGCCTCGCTCGTAGCACTCACCGGTTGGCAGGTTAGCCCCGACCAATTTTCGGCCATTAGCGCCGTGATCATCGCGCTCGTAGGAGCCTACGAGGTGATCCGCAACGAGAAGAAATGAGTGCACCGGCCAAGGTCTCCGCGATGGCCCTGCTGATCGGATACATCTTTGTGACGATCAGTTTTCTGACCGGCTGCACCACGCTCGGCGTCTCGCTCGAAACCGATTACGGCAGGTTTTCTTACACCCTCCCCGAAATCCCCGCGCTCAAGGATAAATAACCACAGAGGACACAGAGAGCACAGAAGCGGAACTTAAAACTTAATTCTTAAATCTTAAAACTCCTGATGCTCCCCCCGAGCCGCCCCCAACAAGCCAAATCGAAAACGCAAGCCCTGCTTACCAAGGCCCGCGTGGCCGATGAGGTCGCTCTGGTGGGCATTCGCGGCTACTACCGAGACACCATGGGCAAGCCCGGCGAGAACGACCGAGGCATCTACGACGACGCCATCTTTCTCGTTTCGCCCAACGCCTACGCCACCTTCAACGCCAACACCGATCCGAGCGTGAAACGCCAAGGCATTGCCGTCCTCAAGCCGGGAGTCCACCGCTACCGCAAAGGGAAGCACGGCCTGTCGAAACCCGGCGGCGGATACCCAGCGCTCCGCCCCGCCACGCCTGGCGAACAGCTCCCCGTGACACGCGACGAGACAGGCGACTCCATGGGCATCGCCCTCAACATCCACCGTGGCGGCTTCCGCACTACCAGCAGCGAAGGCTGCCAGACGATCCACCCATCCCAATGGAGCGCGTTCGTGGCTCTCGTTTATTCCGAGATGGACCGCGCCAATCAGAAAACCATCCCTTACCTACTCGTGGAGGAGCCCACTTGACACCCCTCCGCAGAATAAAAGGTAGCGATGCCCGATGACCAAACAATAGTCGAAGGCGATGCCGGATTCCTCGGTATGGCCTCCCGCTTGAACCCGCTCCAGTTGCAGCCGGGCATGGTCCAGTATGTCGAAAACATGCGGCTCGACCGAGGCGTCGCCCAGACACGCAAAGGAGCGAAGCGGGTTGCTAATGAGATTTCGTTGCCGGGAGATTTTCAGATTGTCCGGTCTATAGGAGCCTCGATGACTCTTGGCGCGGATCGTTCCGTCACAATCACCCGCAGCGGCACGACGGCCACCGCCACCATTGCCTCTGGGCATGGCTACGCGACCAATGATCTCCTCAACATCCGAGGAGCCGCGCCGGATGATTACAATGGCGATTGGTATATCACCAATGTCACCGCCACCTCGTTCAGCTACACGCTGCCAAGCGATCCGGGAGTAAATGCCAGCGGCTCGATTTTTGCCAACAAAGGGCCGATCATCAAGCAGGTCTATGAGGGCGGCATTTTTGCCAGTGGCCTCTACTCTTCGCCGCGTCTGGATAATGCCAGTGAATACATCGTCCTGGTCGGGCCAAGCTCGGCTTTTTTGTGGAAGCAAAATGGGAGTGTCATTTCCAAAAGCTACCCGACCACCGACACCATCCTTTCCACAGACGATGTGTCAATTTTGCAAGCCTTCGACAAACTCTACATATTGCGCGACCGGTCGGAGCCAAAGATTCGGATTAGCGCCATCACGCAGACCGGTGGCACGCTCAATACCCTGCGCGACATCTGGCTTTTCAGCACCACCAGCATGATTGCCGTGGGCGACCTCGGGACGATTCTTTCCTACAATGGAAAAATCTGGGCGGCACAAGTGACAGGCACTGACGAAGGGCTCAATGCCATCTGGGCGGCCAACGCCACGAATGCTTGGGCCGTGGGCAACAACGGCACCATCTTAAAATGGGATGGCGCAGCCTGGACTGCCCAGACCAGCGACACGACAGAAAACCTTCTCGCCGTGTGGGGCACCAGCGCCTCCCATGTTGTCGCGGTAGGGACTAACGGGACGATTTTAATTTACAACGGAACCTCCTGGTCGCCGCAAACGAGCAACACTGCTTCCACTTTGCGTGGCGTGTGGGGCACGGCGGCCAACAATGTTTACGCCGTGGGCGACTCCGGCACCATCCTGCGCTGGAACGGCACGGCATGGGCGGCGCTCACCAGCGGCACGACCGATTCCCTTAATGCCGTGTGGGGCACGGGCAGCACAAACATCTACGCCGTGGGAGCCTCGGGGCGCATCGTTCGCTCGACGAATGGCACGGCATGGACCTTGCTTACCAGCGGCGTCACCGACACGCTCAACGCCGTTTGGGGCTCTGGCACGACAAACATTTTTGCGGCTGGTAATGGAGGCCGATTGCTGCGCTCGACGGATGGCACCACTTGGGCGGCTCTCACCTCCGGCACAACGGGCGACCTCTACGGCGTGCGAGGTAGCGCCTCGACGAACCTCGCCGCCGTGGGCTCTGCTGGCACAATTCTCCTCAGCACCAACAGCACGACCTGGACCGCTGTGGTGCGTGGAGTGGCAACCGCCATCAGTGCCGCACCCCATGGCTACAAGGTCAACGAGGCCGTGCGAATCAGCGGAGTGGTCGATCCGGCCACATTGCCGGAGGGCGTCACGACCTCCGAAGCATACAACGGCGAATTTATTATCCGCTCGGTGCCCAGCACGACCACCTTCACCTACTCGGTGCCGGGCACGACTTTCGCCTTGGCGGCGGGAGCGATGTTCAGCCAGCGCGTGCAGCCTTCGCTGGTGTGGGATGGCGACCCCGATACGAATTTCACCCGCGTCAACATTGGCACTCTGGCCTCGCTCAATTCGCTTTCATTTATCGGTATGCCATCCACGGCGATTGCGGCGTATTTCAACAACCAAGTGGTAGTGGCGCGTGGGCGCGACGAGATTTTGGTTTCGGATGTTTTCGATGGCGAGACCTACGACAGCATTCTCAAAACCTTCCGCGCCAATGCGGGGTCGAACGATTACATCGTGGCGATTCACCCATTCGCCGAGCAGCAGCTTCTTATTTTCTGCCGGAACTCAATTTACCTAGCGACTGCTGCCTTGGATGTTTCGGGCAACATCGATCCGGTCAACAGCTCGCTCATGCTGCTCACCAACGAAGTCGGCTGCGCGGCTCGCCGGTCGGTGGTGACAGCAGGCACTGCGGTATTTTTCCTCAGCGACCGGGGAGTTTTTCGACTCGATAGCCAGTTTGACCTCAAGCTGCGAGGGAATACCAAGCCTCTCTCGGATGAAATCAGCGACCAGATTGCCAAGATCAATACCAACGCCATTACCAAATCCTGCGCGGCCTATTACGACAACCGTTTCTACTTGGCCGTGCCACTCATGGGCGACGACAAGCCGGTGACTTCGCTGATCCGCCCGAATCTGGCGACCAATACTGCCCGCGCCACGGTGGCCAAGCATGGCTACAAGGCCGGTCAATTCATCACCATCAGCGGCGCGGTGCAGGATGCCTACAATGGCACTTGGGCGATCAGCAATGTGACGACGAACACCTTTGATTTCGTCGTGCAAAACCTGCCGGATTCCCCGGCCACCGGCACGATCCTCGCCAATCGCGGAGCTACTGCGCCGGCGACGGTCTTTATTTACAACATGCTCAACCAACAATGGGAGAGCAAGGACACCTACAATTTTCCTCTCGACGGGTTCATTGTCGCAACCTTCGGCAAGGAGCGCCGCCTTTTTGCCAACTCGCTCAATGGTCGTCTCTACCTGCTGGACGAAAGCGCGGATGGATACGACGACACCCAGACCGCCGACGATCAGTTCGAGTTTGTGGAAGGCACGCTGCTGACCCGGCGCTACACCTGGGGCACTCCGAGCCCGAAGCGCATCCACCGCCTGCAAGCCAATATCCTCACCACCACGGACCACGACGATATGGCGTTCGATGCCATCACGCTCGACCCAGACACCGACGAGCAAGCCTTGGCATTGAGCGAGCCTAACTACGAAGGACCGGAAGATTATTCGCTGAAAGCCTCCGTGCGACTCCGCGCCTCTGGATTTGAAGCTCGCTACCGCACGCTGCGAGGCCGCCCCACACTCCGCCAAATCACCGCTGACGCCCAAATCTCTCCCGGCGCGATGCGAACCCACACCATCAAATAACCATGGCCACACTCACTAAAGGTAAAACTTTCACATCCAACGAAGTCGTCACACCGACTAAGCTCAATGATCTGGTCGATAAGGCAACCATCTCGGGAATCGTCAACGCGGACATCTCGACCTCCGCTGCCATTGACCAGGCAAAACTAGGCACCATTTCCACCGCTGGGAAAGTCAGCGGCACAGCGATCACCTCTGGCAATATCTCGACGACTGGCAGCATCACCACTTCCAGCAACCTATCGGTCTCGGGCACCTCGACCCTCACGGGAAATGTCACCATTTCCACCGGCAATCTCAGCGTCGGAAGCGGCACGATCTCAGGCAAAATCAATCCGAACTGGATCAGCAAAACCAACGCCAACAACAACGAAACCGTCTCCGCCGGAGAACTCATCTCCGCCGATACCCGTTCAGCGGCCTTTACCCTCAAACTTCCTGCCAACCCCTCAAAATTCCACCAAGTCGTATTTGCCGACCACTACAAGACTTGGGACACGAAAGACCTGACCATCGACCGCAACACCAAGCTCATCGAAGGACTGGCGGAAAACCTTACCTGCAATGTGGGCGGGAAGCAATTCACTCTCCGCTACGAAGAAGCCA